GCCCCACATCATGCTGCCCACTCCCCGGCGTCATGGACGGCCGGGCGTGGGCACGAGCCACTACTGGTACGTAGCCCGTGGCATCGACAAGAGCGAACGTTGGTTGGACACCGACGGCAAGGTGCTGGTGGAACTGCGTTCGACTGGCGGACAGACCGTGGTCCCTCCGTCGTTGCACCCCTCGGGTGAACGCTTGTACTGGCTGATCGACGGCCAGACATCGGACCTGCCGGGCGAGCCACCACCGGCCGTGGAGCCCGAACTCCTGCGCCTGGCCGCGCGTTCTACGGCCACGGCTGCCCTCCTGGCCCGGCATTGGCCTGATGGTTCCCGCCACATCGCTGCCCGCGACGTCGCTGGGTTCTTGGCCGCACGTGGCCTGGCAGCCAAGGAGATCGAAGACATCGTCCGGTGGGCAGCGACGATCGCCAGGGACGACGAGATCGAAGATCGCGCGCGGGTGGCCCGCGACACCGTCGCCACGTTCGACAACGGAGGCAAAACCACTGGCGGACCCACCCTGGAAGCGTCGGTGGGCAAAGACGTTGTCGCACTGCTGATCAAGTGGTACGGATCTAACACAGCGGTCTTCGACGGCCTGGTAGACGAGATGAACCGTCACCGCTTCGGCGTGCGCGTGGGCAAAGACTACGTCTACGGACTCGAGACTGAGGACGGTGTGGTGTTCCAGCCCGCGCGATCCCTGTTCGAAGAGTACGCCAACCAGCGCATCAAGATCGGCAAGAAGGTCAAGGCCAAAGACGACGAGGGCAAGGCCACCTCCCACGAGGTCCCCACCTATCGCACCAAGTTCGAGATCTGGCGCGAGCACCCGAAGAAGAGAACCTATCGTAGGGTAGGGTTCTGGCCTCCCCCGCTCACTTGTCATGAGAAGGATTACAACCTGTGGAATGGCTTCTCGGTCATGCCCCTCTTGCCGGGGGACGAATCTGCTAGATCCAGTCGCGATAAACTCCGTGAGTGGGCGGACATCGAAGCCAAGGACAAGTGCTCGCTGTACTTGCAGATGATTCACGAAGTCATCTGCGGCGGCAACCAGGAGTACTACGACTACCTCATCAAGTGGATGGCACTGACGGTACAACAGCCCGGCATCCCGATCGAGGTCAGCGTCACCATGAAAGGCGAGCTGGGCACCGGCAAGGGCACGTTCGCGCGTATCTTCGGTAGTCTGTTCGGCCGACACTTCACGCACCTCGATCGCACAGAACAGTTGGCGGGGAAGTTCAACGCGGCCATCAGCGGCAAGGTAGTCGTGTTCGCTGACGAGGCGTTCTTCGCCGGTGACAAAAAGGACCTTGGTTCGCTGAAGCGTCTCATTAGCGAACCTACCCTGGCAATCGAACGTAAAGGCATCGACGTCACCGAGGAGAATAACTGCATCCACCTGATCATGGCGACCAATAACGAGCACGCCCATCAGGCTCATTTCCACGAGCGTAGATTCTTCACGATCGAAGTGTCCAACGCACATCGACAGGACCACCACTACTTCAACGCCATCAACAAACAGATGAGAGAGGGTGGACGCGAAGCACTGCTCTCGTACCTGATGACGAGAGTCGTCACCCACGATGAGGTTCGCACCGTTCCCATGACCGACGAGCTGCGAAAGCAGCAAGAGATGTCTCTGACCCCGGAGCAACGGTGGTGGAAAGATCGCCTGATCGCCGGGGAGTTGAACGACGAGCCCTGGCCCAACGATGTGTCACCACGAACGATCCATGCAGAGTACCTACGGTGGTGCGACGACATGAAGATCAACAGAAGAGTCACGGAGATCGACATGGCACGCAGGGTGCTCAAGACATGGCTCGGAAAAGAATACCGACCGCGCCAGGCCGATGGGACTAGGTCCTCACGTCGTGTGCTTCTACCACTGAAAGAAGCGCGCGAGGCCTTCGATAAGATGGCAGGGACGATAACACCGTGGGAAGAGGGCAGTGGTTCTTGGGCCAACGAGACACCCGAGGGCTCGAACCCGAAGAAGGATCTGCCCTTCTGACGTCTTACAAGGTCCTGGATCGCCGTCCAAGGGCCGATGGACGATGGTCACCCCGTCCAGGTTAAACGCATGACACGTCAAGGGTTAGGTGGGGTGGACGGCGATGGCCGGGGATTGAGAGGCCAAGTCAACGTATGAAATTTGATCAGGGATGTGAATGACAGTATACCAATTACTTAATTTATCAGGGTCATCAAGGTCCATCAGGGGATTAAGGAAGATTCAGGCCAGAAACCCTGGACGGACTTGTGGACGGCCTTACCTGGAAACCTCGGGCACCAGCGTCCAGGCGGGCTAACCCCATGAGGTTCAAACCCAGCCAAGCCCCAAGGCCACGTTTCCCCCGGCGCGCGGCAGCGTGGGCCAAGGCGCGAACGTTGTGAGCCTGGTCGCGTGGTGCAAGGCCCACGCACCTCGAACCCAACGTGGGCAGGAACGTGCCCACTCTGGGGTGGACCGTTTGGACCGCGCCCTGGCCTGGTGTTCGTGGGCCAAGGCCACCGGCCGTAACCCTTTCGATCCACGGGAGTTACGCGAGGGACTTGACTTCTAGAACTCAAACCGGCGTCCCTTATAAGGGCGAAAGTACCGATCACGATAATGTAATGGTGGGCGAAGATCCGCGAATTATGGCCAGAAACAAGGCGAAGCTAAGTTAACATAACACGCATTACTGGACCTAGAGGATACCGGCCGTGAAACAAGATGAGATGCTTTCCCACATTGATCCGAACCACTCGACGCCGATCACCCGGTTGACCAAGGTCGAAGTGTGGCTGAGTGAGTTGGCTACGCTTGATGGACAGGCGCGTGTTGATCGTCTGGCACAGATGCAAGCAGAGGTGCGCGCGGCCGGTGGTTGTGGGTCCTTGCAGACGGCGAACGGGTTGCCTTGCCGACGTACACCGAAGGCAGGGTACCCGGTGTGTCGCAAGCACGGAGAGCGAGCACCCCAGACGGTGGCCAAGGCAGAGAGACTGTTGGCCATCGCGCGCATGCCCGCGATCGAAGTGCTGCTCGACGAGTTGGACCAAGCCCAGGAAGATCAGTGCCCTACGTGTGGATACCCGGAGCGAGGTCTGAAGTATCGCAAGCACGTCGCGGCCATCTCGTTCAAGCTACTCGACCGCACGGGATTCGGTCCAAGGTCCTCGATCGATCTGACTGCGAAGGCAGTCGATGAGCACCACATTGACGTGTCCGTGCTCAACGACCAGGAGTTTGAGGAGTTGAGTCACCTGCTCGAATCACTGGATCAATTCAAGATGAAGATCGACGCGCGCCAGGCCAGAGAAGTGCTTGCCCCTTCCCCGGCACGTGCGCTAGAGTCAGTGGTTCAAGGCACGGTCGTGGACGAGGGCGGGGAGATCAACACCAACCCCGGCGTCAGCTCATGACGTTCTACGATGCGTGCCAACTGGGAGGCAGCACGCTTGTAATCTCGTAGCGATGCGAGGCGATCGGGTCACCAAACCTGAGCCTCCCACACCCACCACAACGCACGGAGGGATGGGATCTGAAGGGAGATCACCTTCGTGCCTGTTGCCGTTGCCACCCGAGAAGACTCAGTAGAGCAGCTGGATCGTGCGGCCACACTGCGAACGCAAGTCGCAGCCCGGCGCATGAAGCAGTCGCTCTTGGAGTTCGTCAGGGGGTCTTGGCACATCGTCGAACCCAATCGAAGCTTCGTGACCAACTGGCACATCGAGGAGCTGTGCAAGCACCTCGAAGAGATCGCAGACGGTAGCTGTAAGCGATCCGTGATCAACGTGCCACCTGGCACGATGAAGACGCTGCTGGTCAGCGTGTTCTTTCCCACCTGGTTGTGGGCGCGCAACAGTCGGCTCAAGATTCTTACCGCTTCGTATTCGCGCGATCGTGCGTTCGACGCTAACCTGGCGGGCCGCAAGATCATCCGCAGCGATTGGTTCCAGAAGCACTGGCCTCTCAAGCTGAAGGCCGACCAGGACGAGAAGGGTCGCTTTGATTCGGTGGCGGGTGGTTGGCGCATTGCTACTTCGGTCGAGGGCGAGGGCACTGGACTCCACCCCGACTTCATCATCATTGATGACGCGTCCACTGCGGTGGATGCTCAGAGCGACACCGAACGTACGAACGTGACCACTTGGTTCTCAGGCACAGTGACCACGCGCGGTGCGGGCATCGATGCTGCCATCATTGTGATGGGCCAGCGTCTCCACGACGAGGATCTGTCAGGCTACCTGCTCAATGGACCCAGCGGCGCGAGTTACACACACGTGTGCTGGCCCATGCGCTACGAGCGTTCGCGTCCGCCATCGGATCAAGAGCCCGATGGCTACCGGGCCGACCCTCGGGATCGTCGTACCGACGAGGGTGAACTGTTGTGGCCTGCCCTGTTCAACGAGGAGAAGGTCAGGCAGTTGGAAATCGACCTGGCCGAAGACGCACCGGGTCAGCTGCAGCAGCGACCGGCCGCGAAGGGTGGTCGCCTGTTCAAGATCGAGAACTTCAAGTTCTACGACGCACCTCCTGCGGTCATGCGGGTCGCGCGCGGGTGGGACATCGGCGCTACCGAGGGTGGTGGTGACTACACGGTGGGCGTCAAGATTGGCGAGGAGATTGAACAGAGAATCCAGGACGGCCGCAAGATCGCCCACCCCACTGGACGTTTTTACCTGTTGGACGTTCGACGTGAACAGTTGGGACCAGAGGGCGTGGATCTCTTGATGAAGTCCACGGCCGAGAGTGATGGCATCGCGTGCGACCAGCGTGAGGAAGTAGAGGGTGGGTCCTCCGGCAAGGCGGTCATTGTAGCGCGCACCAAGTTGCTGGTGGGCTACGACTACGAGGGCGTGCCCAAGCACGTGAACAAGACCATCTACTCCAAGCCCTTCCGCGCCCAGGTCAACGCGGGCAACGTCTACCTGCCGCGTGGTGCGTCCTGGGTGCCGAAGTACACCAACGAGCTTCGTGACTTTCCGACCGTGAAGAACGACGACCAGGTGGATGCCAGCGCGACTGCGTTCAACGCGACCCTCTTGGCCGAGGCCAAGCCGCAGGTGGATTGCACATGGTGAACTATCAGAGGTGCCACATGAAGAAGTTCCTCTTGGGTGTCTTGGTTGGCGCATCGCTCATGGGCTGCGTCCACGTGGGCTTGAACCTCTACGAAGATCTCCACACGCGCGTGAGCAGGGTCGAGGGTTACATACGCCAGCTTGATCTGATGCTGAGGTCGCAGTGATTGCCGCGTTCGTGCTCGACGTGTTCCTTCGGGTGTCGTTGACCCCGGCCATCGCCTTCGCGCCTGTGACCCTAGAAGCGTACATCTCGGTACGCGAAGGTCGGGTCGTTCGCGCCGAGATGGATTGCGACAACGGTTACTACTCTAGTTCTACCTGGGACCGCGAAGACAAACCACACCGTGTGACGTACAAGCAGACGTCCGGTGGCACATGCACTCTCACCGTGATCGTGGTGGATCACATGGGCAAGGTCATAGGATCAAGGTCCGCGAAGGCCACGGTGATTGGGAGAGAATCATGATTGAACTACGCATGTTGACCGATGCCCTGCTCAACGGGCGGTCGCGTTTGTACAACGTGGCCAGCAAGTTGTTCGGTGGGCGTCGGGATATGTACAAGTCGTTGGGCTACAAGCGTGTGCTGTTGCCCGAGGACTATCGTTCTCGATTCAAGCGCAACGCGGTCGCCAACCGTGTGGTCAAGGCTCTGCCGAAGGCGACCTGGCGTGGCGGTGCTGAGATCATTGAGGACGAGGAGATCGACAAGACCACCACGTTCGAGCAAGCGTGGTTGGACTTGTCCAAGCGTCTCAAGGTCTGGGAGGTGTTCAAGCGCGCCGACATCCTGGCGGGCATTGGCCGCTATGCGGTCATCGTGATCGGTGCTCCAGGGGAATTGGATACGCCACTGGAGAATGCAGGCCCTGAAGAGATTGCCTACCTGCAGCCGTTCGCTGAGGAGGACGCACCCGTCGAGACGTTTGAAGCGGATGCCACCAGCGAACGGTTCGGGTTGCCGACGTTCTACCGGCTGAAGCGCACGGACTTCACGACATTCGCCGGTGGTCACGGACTGCCCGGTGGTATGGTGACCCCATCGACAGGGATCGCCAAGAGGGTCCATTGGACCAGGGTCGTTCACATTGCGGATGGCCTGCTCGATGACAGCATCTACGGTGAACCGCGCCTGGAAGCGATCTGGAACGATCTGGATGACCTGGAGAAGGTCAAAGGATCAGGGGCCGAAGCGTTCTGGCGTCGTGCCGACGGCGGTATGCAGTTCGATCTGGACCCGACGCTCGACTTCAATACCGAGAGCAAGGATGCACTCAAGAAGCAGCTGTACGAGTACGAGCATGACCTGCGGAAGATGTTGCTGACGCGGGGGGTCAAGGTGAACCCCATCAGCCTTCAGGTGTCGGACTTCAGCCGTCCACTGGAAGCGATTATCTCTGTGATCAGCGCGGGCACCGGCATCCCGCAGCGCATCCTAATGGGTTCAGAGCGAGGCCAGCTGGCCTCGACCCAGGACCGCAGCAACTGGGACGACCAGGTGACCGATCGCCGGAACGACTATGCGATCCCTTACATCATCGAGCCGTTTGTGGATCGCATGATCGAACTCGGCGCGCTGCCAGAGCCTCAGAAGGGCGCGTACGAGGTGAAGTTCTCCTCGATTCGTGTGATGGACGACCAGCAGCGCGCGGACATCGCGGCCAAGTGGTCGAGCCTGGCGACCCCGGATGGTCAGCCGGTCGTGACGGTAGACGAGATCCGGGAGACGGTCCTGGAGCTGGCTCCCCTGGAAGAGGTGGTCAGCGATTCGGTGGGCGGTGGTGGTAGCACTCCCCAAGACGTTGAGGAGCGCGCCATGTTGCGCGCGATGGAGCGTGCTATCCGAGACGATAACCCGGTGATGTTGCAGGCCCTCCTCGGGATGACTCCACGGCTGGCCCGCAGACTCAAGGAGAAGAAGTAATGAAGCGAACTCTGTTGGTCCTCTCGCTGTTGCTCACCCTGTGTGGGGCGACGGCATCGGCGCAGGGGTTTCAGACCAAAAATCTTAGCGGCACCACGTGCCCCGGCGCGGGCTGTCTCAATATCGACGTGGGCAGCGCTGGCAGCATGGGCATCCAAATCACCGGCACCTTCTCGGGCACGGTGCAGTTCGAGCAGTCGATCGACACGGTGAACTTTACCACCTGGGCGGTGTTCCCCAATGGGTCCACGACTTCGGTGACCAGCGCGACGGCGACCGGACTGTGGGTGGGACCTACCAACGGCATGCGCCAGGTGAGGGTGCGGTTCTCGGCCTTTACCAGCGGCATAGCGGTGGTGAACACCATTGGAACGAACGCGCGACTG